CGCCTCTATCAGCAAATCGAAGGCACCTTAGCCCGGTTACAGGTGGAAATAGACGGCTTTCATCTGGGCGCAAACGAGCGCAAAGTGTTTGAATTGGAGGTCGCCGGGGCCACACCGGAACAATTGGAGCGCTACAGTGAGCTGCTCACTACGCTAAGCGGCTTAAATGAACAAAAGGAAAAGGCCGCACAATTAGAGGCGCAGCAAGCGCAAGCCAAGGGCGTGTTAGACCGCCTAAATGAGGAAATAGCCACGCTGGGCATGAGCCGGGAAGAACTGGAAAAACGCAATGCCTTGTTACAAGCCGGGGTGGAGGCAGAAAGCGAGATGGGCCACGCCATTTTAGATACCGTTGATGCCTTACAGCAGCAGCGCGAGGCGATGAACCAGCAAATCGCCTTAATGGACGATTTCCGCACCAGCGCCAAAGAGGCGTTTACCGACGTGCTAAGCGGTACAGCCAGCGTCAAGGATGCGCTGACCGGCTTTCTCGATAACCTACGCCAGCGTCTGGTAAACATGGCCGCTGAACAACTGACCCAGCGCGCATTAGGCGCATTGGGCAGCCTTGGCGGTGGTGCCTCCGGTTCATGGATGAGCACTGTAGCCGGGATGTTTGGCGGCGCACGGGCCAGCGGCGGGGATGTGATCGGCCAGCGCAGTTATGTAGTGGGTGAACGTGGCCCTGAATTGTTTATCCCGCGCACCACCGGGCAAATCCTCAACACCGAGCACACCCGCGCCTTAGCCGGGGCCGGTTCAGGGCGCAGCATCAATCAAACCATTCACGTCAAAATTGATGGACGGCCTGACCGCCGCACCCCGGAACAAATCGCCCGCCATGCAGGCCGGGAAACCCGGCGCGGATTGTCACGAACGGGGTAGCTTGTCGATAGAGTGAATATTATTCACTATAATTGCGGCATGACTACGCTTAAACGAGGCAGTAACTGGAAGCTATCCGTCTATGGCCGTGAACATGGCATGCCACATGTTCATATTGCCGGGCCAAATTTTCGTGCATCCGTTGCCATTACCACCGGTGCGATTCTTGTCGGTCATTTACCTGCCAATGTATTGCAAGAAGTGCAAGAGTGGTTAGACATTCACCGAATGAATGTATTGGAGAGTTGGCATAGTCATAATCCTACTTTATAGGTGTATTACTCATGTTGAAAATAACCCATGTTGAAGCCTTGCCGCATTATCGGTTGCGATTATTATTAAGTAATAACAAAGTTATTACCCCTTGTATTGCTGAATATCTAAATGCCCCCGGTTATGAAACATTACGCAACACCTTTGATCAGGTGCAAGTAGAAGAATGGGGACATAGCGTTGAATGGCCCGGCGATGTGGGTATTCCATTAACTGCACTCTATCGAATGGACAAAGAACAAACAGGTAAAGCATATCCCGTAGAGGCATTTAATTTCTGGATGAAAGAGAATAATTTATCTGCCGCTGCTGCTGCCAAAGCATTAGGCTTAACCCGGCGCACTATTATTTATTATCATACCGGTGCAAAACCAATTCCACCTGTGGTAGGGCTAGCATGTGAAGGCTATAACGCACGGCAAAGAATGGCGGCTTAAGTCTTAATAAGTAACTTGAATTTAGAATATCTACATTCAAACTATCGATAATATCTCCTTTATTATTCGGACATAATAAAGCATGAGTTTTATCGATTATCGGTTATCACGCCGGGTAGCCTATGGCTTTGAAGGCGGGCCAGAATGGAATACGCGCATTATCGAGCTAGATAATGGCATGGAAGTACGCAACGGCCAATGGGCCTATCCGCGTCATCGGTATAGCGCGCAGCATTTACATTTGGATGAAACCGCACGCAATGCGGTGATTCATGCCTTTCATTCCGCCCGTGGCCGCTTATATGCGTTTCGCTTTCAAGATTGGAATGATTACCAAGCTAAAAATGAAATCCTTTATGTTAAACCCGGTACGCGCGCGTCGGTTCAATTAACTAAAACCTATAGAATGGGTAATGTAGCCAGCGTGCGACCCCTTCGCGCGCTCGTGAATGCCATGGTATATAACGAGCAAGGCCATATTATCCATGGCAATCTTGATCGCGCCCTAGGTATATTTACGCCTGATAATGAATGGGGTAATGGTTCGTATACGTGGAGCGGTGAATTTGATGTATGGGTGCGTTTTGATTCAGATTATAATGCCTTTGCTATTAGCAGCCGAAGCGGGCATGAATTGATCGCCACAGCCAGTATTGATCTTATAGAAGTAAAGCGATAATCGGCCTAAAATAGGGTTAATTTCCGCTAAAATTTGGCGATGAAACGCATCCCTATTCAATTACAAACCCATTTACGCCAACCGGCAACAACCTGGTGTTTATTATTACGTGTTCAGTGTAAAAATGGTATCGCTTTAGGCTTTACCACACTGGATATCGATATTGATTATAACGATGGAGCCGGTATGCTGACATACCGTGCCGCTAATGGATTGGCCCCACACCGGCTGCAAACAGCGGCAGATTTTGGCGTAGATAATACTGATTTTACGGGGGTTGTTACCGATACCGGCATTACAGTGCAGCAGATACTTTCTGGCTTGCTCGATTATGCACATGTGGCCTTATACCGGGTGAATTATTTGGATGTCAGCCAAGGCCATGAAATCGTGATGGTGGGTACGTGCGGGCAAACGCACGTTTACGGCAACCAGTTTACATGTGAATTTCGCTCCTTAATGCAGCAAGCGCGGCAATCCATTAGCAGCGTGTATTCTTTAACCTGCCGTGCTGATTATGGCGATCATCGTTGCACCTTGCCGTTTCGTTGGTATAGTGCACACGTGAGCGCAGTCAATAAAGAGGCGGCCCGGCGTGAATTTTTCTCTAGCGAAGTAAATAGTTTTGCCGCGCCCGGTTTATTTGATTTAGGCATTATCCATTGGTTAAGCGGGGCCAATACCGGGCAAGAAACAGAAATCGAAACCCATTTAGAAAATGGCCGCTTAGTCTTATCGTTTCCGCTTGGATTTGCGGTTAACGTGGGTGATCAATTCCGCATTCGTCAAGACTGCGATAAAACCATTGACACCTGTAAGGCTCGGCATAATGCGATTAACTTTAGAGGCGAACACTTAACCCCCATTGCTGATACCAGTGTTTATACGGGTACGCAAACTCAAGGGCCAACAGTTAAACAAAGCAAAGGGATTATTAGCAGCGCTTTAACGATCGCCGGTGCCATTGTAGGTGCGTTTTTTGGTGGCGGGCAGTCTCGTAGGGGGCGCATTGGAGGCCCCCACCCATTATAAAGGCCCGCGATTAACCGACGCAGCCACACAAGTAAGCACCGTAGGCGGCATGATTGTGTTTGGTTATGGCCGCTTTGTGACCGCTGGTAATGTTATATGGACTTCATCATTACGCGAATCTTCAACAACCAAAAAATCAGGAAATATTCTTACAGGGAAAACCAAAGAAACCACTTACCATTATTGGAGAGATTATGCGGTAGGCGTATGCCAAGGGCCGATTTATGGTTTTCAATGGATTAAACGTAATGGCAGGAAAGTATGGCCGCTGAGTATCGAAAAACCGCCGGATAATCGACCACATGGAAAACAAAGTAAAGCCAAGCGATTAACTTCTAGAACCGCACGCAGGCGGCATGAGGAAAATAAACAGTGGGAAAGTAATTGGAAGCAGTATAATGGGCAATGGGCGCTAAAGCATTTAATCGTGCATTATGGAACCGCTGATCAATTACCCGATAATGTCATCGCTAATCGAGAAAAAACCGCTATTTCTGCCTTTAGGGAGCTGGCCTATATTGTGGTGAAAAATGAGGAATTAACCGATAGCGCCGGGGCGATTCCTAGTTTTGAATTTTGCGTGATGGCCAGCCCGCCAGAAGTGTATGTCACCAGCCGGCCATTTCCTTTACGTGAAACCGATCAACTTACTCTTAATGTGCAGCCGCAAAGCCTACACCTTCGTCGCCTTTATCAGCGCAGTGATAATAATGATCAAACTGGATTAGGTTTTCAGCCGCAAAGCATTGCGCTTAAATCATTATTACTAAGTCATGATCATTATCATGATACGCTAGGGCAATTAGGCTTTAGCGCTCAATCGATTAGCCTTAAATCAATTTTATTAAGCCATAATCATTATCACGACACGTTAGGCTCATTTGGCTTTAGCGCCCAATCTATCACCCTTAAACAGGCATTACTTCGCCATAACAACTATAATGATCAAGCCGGTTTAAGTTTCGCTGCCCAATTTATTAAACTCATATGACCCCTTCCATTATTCATACAAACATAAGTTTAAAAGGCCGTTATCAAATTCAACGTATTAAGGCGGGCAGTGGGCAGATAATACAGTCATCGCCATGGATGAATAATCTCATTACTAATGCGGGCAGGGATAAATATATGAGCAGCCCGGCTTCTTATTTAACCGGTGCAGTAGGCACAGGCAACTCAACGCCCGATGCCAGCAATACCGCATTAGATAACCTACTTCATGCCAAATATGCCGAAGAAGCGAATAAGGTTCCTCCGGTATTTAGCGAAAGCGGGGGTACGGTTAAATCCATCTTTAGGTATAGGTTTAATCCCGGCCAAGCTGTCGGCAATATCAGTGAATTAGGTATTTATTTA